TCTCCAGAAGGAGGATCCCACGTTTGATATTTACGTTGTAGATATGTATAAGTGGCTTCTCATCCCTCCCGATCCCACAAAGATTGAGGACGTTCACTACACGAACGATAAACTTGAGGAGATCATGACTGGATACAAGGAGAATCAGGCACAGGCTGCTCGTATGTTCCAGGAGCGCAAGCAGGGGATGATGGATAACAAGGTTGGATATACCCCTGGTGATGAGAACTCTAAGTTTTACACCAAGCCTGATGAGTCACCTATTTCCCATCCCGCGGAGGTCCTGGAGCGACTCAAGAAGGAGAAGCCCGATGCGAACATGGAGGATCTAGTCAAGGAGGCTGACGAAATCGTTAACGAGGAAATGAAGGAGCGCCAGAGGCAGCGTGAGGCTGCCGAGTCTACGGATGGAAAGATGGGGGAGATCAAGGAAGACGAGGGTGAGCCCGAGGTTTCGTCTGCGTAAATAATATTCATATACAATAAACAAAATGTTCAGGGTTATCATTACGATATTCCTGGTAGGAGCATTCTTTATTTTGTTTTTTAAACCAAAATACAATTTAAAAAACAAAACAGTTTCTAAAGTTTCGACTACTGGAGGTTTTATTGAAGATACCGAGGATGCATTTATACATCCCGTGTATCCATCTCCACTTATAAAGCGAGATGCCACTGGAAAAATTAAACCCATTTATGGAGACATTGGCACTTTTGTGGCGTATTCTAACATCCCTGATGATAATTGGTTGAGTGGTTTCCCACAACAACCCTCGGGAGAGCAGAGCTATGAAGATGCTGATACGAAACTTTCGCGACGTATACGGGAACTTACGTATAGCGGAGGATAACAGGTTGCATAGTCTTACCCATGAAGAATCCTAGAAGAAAAACAGCAAATGCGATAATCCAAGTGGACTTGTCTATGGTTGCAAACAAATCAAATTTATCATTTTGTGATGGAGGTGGGGGTGGTTGGGGGTAGCTCATTTCACTGGGATGAAAATAATATTGGTCTTCCTGTTTATTATCTTCATCCTTCTCCTGATTTAAAGGGTCGAGGTTCGGATTGTATTCAATGGGGTTTCCAATATCAGTTTCCATTTTCTAATATAGTTTTTGTTTTTTTTAAGCGTCTTCTTCCTCACTTTCACTCTCATCCTCCACCACGAAATCCTTGAGATTGCCGTTATCGTCGGCGTCATCGTCATCATATTCTTCATCCGAGCTAAATCCCTCTTCGTCCTCTGTGTCAATATCAGAATCTATAATGGAATCATGTTCGTCAGAAGCGTAATCATCGTCTAGAACTTCTTCGGTGGGAATATAAAGAGTGGGCTTCTTTATAATCCTACCAAAGCGAGAACGAGTAGTAACAGTCATTATTATAACTTTAAGCGGCTATCTGTTTAAGTATCTTTAGGATGTAGTTTTTCTACTATTTTAGATGGTAATACGTGCACCCTCGCTTTACTTTTAGTGCAAATAGGACATTTCTGTTTTATTTGGTTTTTACTGACGGTGTATGACATAGTTTTATTCTCTTGATGCTCTCCTGAGATTGTTTCGCAATAATTAGATGTGGTTAACACTAAAAAATTATTTTTACTTCGTGTTACATTGACTACATGTGTATCACCGTTGCATTTCATGAATTTGTTAATAAACTTTTCGAGTTCTGGTTTGGCATCACTTTGTTTGATTGGAGGCTTTTCGACAAACTTTTTAATTTCTGGACACTTTGTCAGTGTTTCATTTTTAGGGTAAAGTTTATCAATAATATCATTTGTTAATTTATGTCTTCTACCACAAAAGTATTCACAAAAGCCATCACGCCTTCCCCTGATTGTTTCGTGTCGACTGAAACATTTTTGGAGAATCTCTCTTCCACTTATGATGAACCACACATGATTCGATCCATGATTTCTTTTTACGTTTTCACAATATCTAGAAGTTGTCGCTGCGAAATACGTTTCTTTGTTTTTGAATAGTTTAGTGATGTATGCACCCCCTTGACCCTCCATATTTTTTCGAATAAATGTTTCTATATTGTGTTTCAATTCTTCATCATAAATTTCATTATTCATTTGATCATCCGAAAAAGAACATTCTTTTATTTTTAAAGATACAGAAGGTGGCTCTACCGTAACGGTTATGGGTGCATTGGTTCGAACGGCTGACATTTTAAGAATTTCAACGGTTGGTTCCTGACCTATTCTCACGAGAGAACCATCTTTGTATATGAAAACTGGAAGATATGCCAGTTGGTCTATTCTACCATTATCACATTCCGCACAACCGTGGCCACCGCAAGCATCGTGTTTCGCTCTTTTATGAGACCACGGCATTCTAAATCCACTCCCCTTTGTCTTTCTACGTGCGTCACCGTATACAGATGAATCGATAATCTCATTCCAATCCATATTACTCTTAAATTTTGAGAGGGACACGAGAATATGTTCACGGAGTGCGATAGCGGATATCTGATCAACCACAAACCCTGACCAGTTAAGGTGCACACCAGTTTTAATTAGGTCACCGGACGGCTTAGGTGGTGAGACAGAAACGAGACACTCTTTACCACCGTGCAAATTTACCGTCTCACAAATAACTTTAGAAATGTCCTGAATCTCATTGATTCCCAGGGATTCTGGATCTTTATAATCGATATCCACGAAAAAGTTATACGTCTCACTCTTTTGTTCGACGACGTAAATCTTTTCACCTGATTTTACAGCCTTGATATACATATCGTAAAATTCATTCAATCTATCAAACGGCACAGAGAGTTTACCCCCGTCCATGAGCACGTGTGATAGATTGGTAGCATTATTGAATTTTTGGGACCAATTCTTAAACATACCTTATTATTGTTCATCACCTCTAAACCACTTCATACAGGAAACGTCCTGGTATTCTTTTGTTTTAGAAAGTTCCTTCTTAAAGGTTAATAATTCATATACTGTTTTTTCTTCATTTTGTTTGAACCATTCCTCAATCTCCTGGTCACACATACCCCTATTCTTTTCAAGTAGATCACCAATCTGTCGTAGAATGAAAGCCTTGGACTTCATTATTTAATAGAGAAGGTTTTTCTATTATGAGAACTTATACACGCGTAGAATTGCGGATTTCTCAAAACATTATCTATAATGAGTTTCCAACGTTTACGTGAGTTAAATTCCTCTAGGGTATCATAACTCATGTAATCGTTTTCGTCGTGGGTCTTACGAATGGGTTGATTGTTCATCTTTTTAATTTGTGTCTTGTGTTTTTCTTCATAGAATTTTCGTATTTGGGTTTGTTGTTCTGATCGGTTATAATTAACGAAAAATATGTACACGTTATATTCGAGCTCCACCGTTGGACTCTCCCTGACTGTAAACTTAAATTCTGTATACTCACCATTCTTGAGGGAGACAACTCCCCGTGTCTCCTCCTCCAATTCTCTTAGGGCACATCTCAAGGGATTGAATATTTCTCTCCTCCTGCATCCACCTGTGACGAAAATCCAATCCTTGAAGCGCCAATCCCTTACGGTGAGAAACCGAGGTTTCCCATCTATAAAGCTAACCGGTATTGCAATCGCCTTGTACTTTTTCATTGCGCATTCGCAAGTTATAATAAGGCGATATGTTTATTCCTCGGATTTTTCCTCTTTGACCTCCTCATTCACCACCTTCTCTTCCGGGACGGACTCCGGAGGGGCACTCAAGTGCCTGACGACCTGAGTCGAAAAATTCTTAAAGCCATCAATATCCTGCTTGGTCTTGTTCAACTCTTTAAACAGAAAAATGAGGCCTAAAACACATACGATAATACCCACGATGAGAAGGGTATCTTTATTTACTGGAACCATTATACCTAAAAATATCCTTTTCTTTTTAAGCAATTGCACCCATCTTGGTTTTACCAGGACTCGTGGGGCAATCATAAGGAGTCTGAGCGAATTGGACGGCTTCGTAATGCGCATTTTCACACGATTTAGCTGTCGATGGGGACGCCTGGGGCTGACCGACAAATTTTTCGAGTGTCCTGGAGTTAGGATCGTACGTCAATACAAAAACGATGGCGAGGAGGAAGACAATCTTCCAAAGCATTGTTTACTATTTAGTTAGAATATAAAAGACCACCCATACCATTCTCAATACGGAGAACGTTGTAGTTCACGGCGTAAATGTCATCCGAAGAATTGAGTGTGTCGTTGATGATGCGAGCCGAGTCAAGTCGACTGAAATTGAGGGTGCCGGTAGGCTGAAGCTTACCAGTTTCGAGGCAGAAGGGGTATGTGAACAGATTGACCCCTGGGGTAGAGTTACCGTGGGAGGTATGGTAGTAGAGAGGAACGGATGTAAAGTTGGGGTTAGCAAACTTGTAATCAGCAACGTCGGTGCCGTTAATCTGAAGCTTAAGCTTATTAGTGTCACCGAGCATGGTCACACCGCTGCTATTACCAGCCGCCAAGTATTTGACTGGGTGATTGAAGTTAAGCTCCTGCATCTTGGCACCGGATCCGACAGCCTTCTGGACCTGTGTGATGAGCATATTGAGGGGTTGGGAGGCGAAGACCTCACGCTCCTGGGTGTCGAGATAGGCATAGTTGGCGTAGACCTCCCACTTGTAGGTGGTGGCACCCGATCCCCAAGTGATGCGAAGCTCGACATCGTGGTACTGGAGAGCGATGAGGGGGAGGGCAGTCTGCCAGTTTTCACAGAAAGCAAAGCGGAGAGGGTAGAAGCGCTCATCCGTGGAACCACCGTAGAGATTACCAGCAACTGACTTGGAAGAGGAGGTCGCCGAAAGGGTAGGGGCGA